ATGGTATCGGGCTTGCCGACGTCAAGGGCGGGCTTCCAGATGTAATTGCCCTGGCCGTCCTTCAACGTCATCAGCTGAAGCAGCAGCTCCTCGTTGCACAGGAAGGTTGCCTTCGCGCGATAGGGAGCCTTCAGGCTGTAGTACAGCTTGAAGATATCGTCGAAGGTGACGGCGGTCTGGGAGGCGGCGGTCACACCCAGCTCAGCGCCGATGGTGTCGTTCAGCAGGCCGGTGGGCTGCTTGTCGCCGGTACCGACGAGAAACGCCTTCTCCTCGGAGCGACCCATGACCTTGCCGAAGCGATCCGCGATGTAAGCCGCGATATCGAACGCAGAGTCATTCAGCAGCTCGTTGCTGACCTTGATCATCGCGCCCTGCTTGTAAGCGCCCAGGATGGCCTGCTTGAAGTGGGTGTTGGTCTCGGGAATGGCCTCGCCCTCGTCAATCCAGCTGGCCTCCATGGTATCGTTGGCCACAGGAATCTTGCGAGTACCGGAGCTGGTGCGGATCACGTGCGCCATCTGGCGGAAGATGTTGTTCTCTTCCAGGCCCTGGATCAGACGGCGCTCGAACTCGCTCGGCACGGTGAAGCCGCCCTCGTCATCCTTGCCCACGGACAGAGCGTTGCGGACTTCCAGCAGGTGGCCGTCGCCGCGCATCAGACTCCAGAAGGCCTGGCTGTACTCGTCGGTCGCGTTCGGCTTCACATCATTGCGATGTGCAGCCATGGGGTTGGTCTTCACGGGAGTAGACGTCGGCTGGGAGAGCATGGCGTCAATCTCGGCCTGCTGTTCGAGGCGGGCAATCTCCGCGCCAAGCTGCGCCACTTCATCTGCCATGCGATCATACTGATCGACAAACTCAGCGGCCACCAGGCCGTTCTCATCGCGGTGCTCTTCCAGGAAGTTCTTGGTCTGCTCCCACATGGTGTTGCGCTTCGCGCGCAGTTCAACGATCTTGCTCATGGAAATACCTCCAAATATTGATGTCGATGTGTGAAAATGAACATAAAAAAGCAGCTGGCAGCCGGTCAGCGCATCCGGTCCAACTGGTTTTTCAGAATGATGTACGGCACACTGCCGTCCCTTGTGCGGCCTTCCTTGTTGATAACGATGAAGCCGCCCGGGAGAACGCTGTCTACTGACTTCTCCTCGGCTTCCTCAGTCACTTCGGCCGCGTCCTGCGGGTTGGTGTCGTCCCCGGTTATTCCGCTTCCATCCTCAGGCTGTGGAGACACAGCTGCTTCCGGAGCTTCAATCACCGGCTCTTCCTGCGGAGCGGGATCTTCCTCCACAGGGGCTGCTTTCCCTTCCTGCTCTGCTTTGCCGGGAGAGGCTTCGCATTCGCTGTCATGCTTGCTCTCTCCCCTGTCATCATCAAAGGCTCCGAGACTGTTGAGTATCGCCTGTCCCATAGAGCGGGTAGAATACAGCATGCCCTCCAGTGTCGCAGCCACCGGGCGAGCTTCGAGGTAAATCTCGCCATCCTTCTTCTCCTCCGGAGTGTCGTCATCGTCGTCGCGGTCGTTGTCGTCGTCGCGATCGTCATCAGGGTCATCGGGGTCATCAGGCTCATCAGGCTCATCGTCCGGTTCTACCCTTTTCTCGGCAAACATGATCTCATCCGCAAAGCCCAGCTCAACGGCCTTTTTGGCATTCAGCCAGGTTTCGTCCGACATCATTTTCGCGATCTTGTTTCGGGAAAGACCCGTCTTTGCGCAGTAGGCGTTGATCAGGCTCTCCTTGACCTCGTTCAGCGTCGTAATTGCCTTCTCCATTGCCTTGGCATTCCCCATGGCAATTGTCATGGGATCATGCACCATAATCATGGCAACCGGGGACATCAGTACTCTGTCTCCCGCCATAGCGACCACCGATGCGGAGGACGCTGCGATTGCGTCAATCTTCACGGTCACATTACCGGGATAGTCACGGATCATCGTGTATATCTCAGCGGCCGCGAGCACATTCCCGCCAGGGCTGTTGATCCATACGATCACGTCGCCATCCTCGGCAAACAGCTCATCCCTGAACGCCTTCGGAGTTACCTCGTCTCCCCAGAAGGACTCTTCATCGATAGGCCCTTCCAACCGGAGGACGCGGGCTCCGCCTTCGTCACGGACCCAATTCCAAAACTTCCTCACTCGTGTTTTCCTCCGTTCCCAGCCCTCCTGGGCTGTATACTATCGTCTCGCTGCTTTCCGGGCATTTCTGCGTTGAGCATGGCCCGGCGCTTCGCGGGGCTGTTCCTGGCTATCGTTTCCGTTCCCATTCGATCCTTCCTCAGCTTCACTTTCCTGCTCTCCTGTCTCCCCAGGCTGCGCTGCCTGCTTCTCTATGGTTGCTACTGCATTGGCTCCGTAGGCGCTTCCTGCCTGGCTAAGCCTTGTATAGCTTCCATTGATCAGGTGAAGGTTCCCTCCATCAGCATCATCCAGCGGATCCATATTCTCCAGTTTGCGCACATCGTTGACCGACATGATGCCGTTGGTGATGGCCACCGCGTAGCCCTCCATGCGGCTCTTATAGTCGCCTCGCATCAGCCCGTCCACATTGAATTTCGGGAAGAGCTGATCCTTCTCCTCACCCACAAGCACATCTTTTATGATGGCCTGCTCGATGCGGATCAGCCAGGGCATGAGGGTGTGCATCACGAACTCTATGGCCATGTGCTCGATGTTGTTGAAGGTAGCGCGCTGCAGGTCCTGGACCATGTGCGGGGGCACCCGGAAGATGCGGCATATTTCCTCTACGCCGAATTGACGGGTGGAGAGGAACTGGCTGTCTTCGGGCGGCAGGCTGATAGCCTTATACGACATGCCCTCTTCCAGCACACAGACTTTGTGGGCGTTGTTCGCGCCTCCATACACGTCAGTCCAGTTCTGCCGGATCTTCTCCGGATTCTTCAGAACGCCGGGGTGTTCCAGCACTCCGCTTGGCTGTGCGCCATTCTTGAAGAAGGCACTGCCGTATTTCTCAACAGCCAGGGTTGAGCCTAGCGCGTTCTTCATCATGGCGATTGGGGAGAACCCCACAAGCCCGTTGAAGCCGAGTCCCGGCACATGGAGCACTTCTTCCCTCTGGAAGATGATGTCCTTGTTCTTTTCACCTGGCGCTTCATCCGTGTAGGCATGGTAGATGTAGTAGATCTCACCCCGTTCATCCCGGTCTACTTCCACGTTTTCCGGCAGTAGAGGATAGATGCTGAGAATGCCGTTTTTGCCGTCGCGGATAATCTGAGAGTATGAATTCCCCCACAGCAGCAAATGAACCATCATGGTCTCCCGCCAGGTGAAGCTCGTCATCTCGGGGTTTGGCTGCCGGTGGATGATTGGGTAAACAGGATGGTCGGCTGCCATTTCCTTACCCGTTCCACTGTCGGTATAGCGGTACAGGTGAAGGGGCAGCTGTGCCACAGATTCGGCCAGCAGTCTCACACAGGCGTAAACCGTTGCGATCTGCATCGCGGATTTCTCATCTACCTGTTCGCCGCTGCTGGCCTTGCCGAAGGTGAATACTGTGCCAGAATCACGGACGTTGTCCTGGAAGTCCGGCAGTTTGGGAACGTCCCTGGGCTTTGCCAGCCCCAATCGTTCAAAGATGGTCAATAGCGCACCTCCTTGTTTTCTGTGCTGTCTCAGCCCTGTATCACATCAGAACACCTGCAAACCATAATCATCACGGTCGTAGACGCTGCCGCTCTGCGTATGCCGCACAGCTCGATCCAGGGCCATGATCAGGGCAACGATGCCGTCAATCTTCTCGGTGGACTTCTTCTTGCTGGGCTTGATGTTCTCGGCGGCATCGACCTCCGCCACGACATTACCAGCCATCCAGCGAAGCACGGGATTTCCGCCATGATTGACTTTCCCCTCCAGGAGAAGCTTATACAGTTCCTTCATGCCAGGGGACATATCCTTGAAGCCCATGCCAATGGGCACCATTGTGAATCCGTCGCTTTCGAGGTCTGTTATCAGCTGTGTGGCGTTCCACCGATCCACGCCGATCTCAAGGATGTGGAACTGCTCCCCCAGCTCATTGATGGTCTTTCGGACGAAGTTGTAATCCACTACGTTTCCTTCTGTGATGTGGAACAGACCTTGCTTCTCCCAGACATCGTAGGGGACGTGATCGCGGCGGACACGCAAGTTCAGTGTTTCCCTCGGCAGCCAGAAGTGTGGAAGTACAATGTAGTCCTCTGCTGCGTCCCTTGGTGGAAACACCATAACAAAAGCCGTGATGTCACTGGTGCTGGACAAGTCCAGCCCGCAGTAGCATTCGCGTCCCTTAAGGGAATCCACATTCAGAGGGCGGGCCCCCTTGTCATAAATGTGTTCCGGGATCCATGCGACGGAGCTGCCCACCCACTGATCCAGGCGAAGCTGACGAAACACATTCTCCTCAGCAGGATTTTGAAGCGCCTCGTGATAGGCGTCCCGCACACGGTCAACCTTGATGGTATAGCCAAGCGAGGGATTGGCCTTGTACCAGTTCGCCTCCTCGTTCCAGTCGTCACCGTCATCCAGCCCGTAGATTACCGGATAAAATGACGGGTCTATGCGGTTGCCTTCGAGGATATCGATGGCCTTCGAGTGGTACTCGTAGCAGATGCTGTTGCGATCCGTTCCCGCCGTCGTGATCAGAAAATAAAACGGCTGGGTACGGGCATCACCTGAACCCTTGGTCAGCACATCTACAAGATTTCTATTCGGCTGTGCGTGGAGCTCATCAAGTACGAGGCCAGATACATTCAGGCCGTGTTTAGTTCCCACTTCTGCTGAAAGCACCTGGTAGAATCCCGCATTGTTGTAGTTCACCAGACGTTTGCCTGCGGCCATGATCTTGCTGCGTTTGAGCAGCGCAGGTGTCATCTCGACCATGCGCCGGGCAACGTCGAACACAATGGAGGCCTGCTGGCGATCAGCAGCAGCGCCATAAACCTCCGCTGACGGCTCGTTGTCAGCATAGAGAAGGTAAAGGGCGATGGCTGCGGCCAGCTCGCTTTTCCCATTTTTCTTTGGTATCTCTACATACGCTGTGCGAAACTGACGATAGCCCTCTTCTGTCACAACTCCGAACACATCCCTCACGATCCGCTCCTGCCAGG